TATAGTTGCAGCTTTGCTTGTTTACTTAATTTTTACTACTAACGGAATTAAAACAGACATAAAAGGTTACAAAGATAATATCGAGAATATACAAACAAAGGTAGACTCTGCTAAGACTATCGATCAAAAACTTGTATACAAGATCGATTCAGTTAAGCAAAAAGTAGTCACAATCAATAATGATATTCACCACATAGATAAAACAATAACTGTAGTAAAACAAAAAACAAATGAAAAAACTAATTCTATTAATAAGTTTTCTAACCCTGAGTTGGAATACTTTTTCACAAACAGATACAACAAAGACCTCAACGGTAGTAAAGACTGATACTACTCAAGTATGTTTACCAACACCAGTAGCTAGACAAGTAGCAAAAGACTTGTTACGCTATGATGGATGTGTTGAAGAGATAAAACTACTATACTCAAAAATAGATAGACTTGAAGATGTAAGTAAAGTTAAAACTGTTATGCTTGAATTGTATGAAGAGAAAGATAAAAACACTGGATTTATAATCCAGCAAAAAGATCTACAAATAAATCAGTACGAAAAACTTACAGATGATTTAACTAAAGAAGTTAAAAGCAAAAGAAGGAGTACAGTGTTCTGGAAGATAACAACAGGAGCTGCAACTTTTCTTAGTGTGTTTTTAGTTCTAAGATAAAACACATAAATAAAATATAAACCAGGCTTGCTTTTGCAGGCCTTTTTTATTATATTATAGTTATATAAATGTTATAATATGAACGACAGAGAAGGAACCTTTACTATTGATGGAGACAAACCAAAAAAAGAATTAGTCAATCATCCAAAACATTACGGAGGAAAAGATAATCCATACGAAGCAATCAAAGTTATAGAGGCTTGGGACTTAGGTTTTTGTTTAGGAAATACTGTTAAGTATATTTCAAGAGCTGGAAAAAAAGATGAAACAATCCAGGAACTTGAAAAAGCTTTGTGGTATTTAAAAAGAGAAATCAAAAACTTAAAAGATGGCAAAAAAAGTTCTTAAACAATTACAGATCTTTACAGACTATCAGCCTAAGGTAATCAACTACGAAATTGAAAAATCTATTTCATATTCGGAAACTCTTTCATATAACACATGTCCTCACCAATGGGCATTGAGTTATATTAAAAAGCTTCAAGAGTATAAACCTTCCATTCATACTGTATTCGGTACTGCATTCCATGAAACACTTCAAGAATGGCTTACTCAATTATATCAAGGAACGGTTAAGCAAGCAATGGAAATGGATTTAGATGCTCTACTTCTTTCAAAAATGCAAACAGTATACGCAGCAGAGAAAGAAAAGTATGGTGATCATTTTACCAGTTCTGAGGAGTTATCTGAGTTTCATGATGATGGAGTTGAGATTTTAAAATACATTAAGAAGAAACGCTCTAGCTTCTTTGGAACCAAGTACATTAAGCTGGTTGGAGTAGAAATTCCACTACTGCATCAAATATCTGACAATATTTTTTTCAAAGGGTATATTGATTTACTTTTGTATGATGAACAAGATGATCGCTATACCATTATCGATATCAAGACATCAACATCAGGATGGAACCAATATGCTAAGAAAGATGACAAAAAGTTAGCACAGCTACTTCTTTACAAAGAATTTCTAGCAAAACAATTTCAAATCGATGTAGAAAAAGTAGATGTAAAGTATTTTATAGTAAAAAGAAAAGTACCTGCAGATCCAGAATACCCAGCAATGGGAAAGAGAGTACAGGAATTTATTCCACCTTCAGGTAAAATAAAAAGAGGTCAAGCAGGAAATGCTCTAATGAAATTCATTCAAGATGCTTTTGATGATAAAGGCCAGTACATAGATAAAGAATACGACAAAGCTCCTTCCAAATCTAATTGTAATTTTTGTCCTTATAGGAATACAGAGCATTGTAATGCTAGTTTTTAATTTCTGTATATATTTATATGTATATATAAATAATTAATATGGACACAAAAAAACTAACATCGGTTAAAGTGGAACAGGAATTGTTCCAAGAATTCAAAGAAGAATGCATAAGACATAAATTTTCACTACAAAAGCTTGTAGATAGAGCAATTTTTTTATATCTTACAGAAGAAGAGTTTAAGAAGAAACTACATTCACAAACAAATATTAAATTAAAATAGTTACATGAAAGACAATTTTCGTTATGTAAAGAAAGAGGATCGTAAGAAGATTCTTTTGTTATGCGATGATATTAGGATGCACTCCGGTATCGCAACTATGGCTAGAGAGATAGTCGTAGGAACAGCTCACCACTTTAACTGGATTAATGTAGGAGCAGCAATTAATCATCCTGAAGCAGGAAAAGGAATCGACATCTCTACAGAAGTGGATAAGTTTGCTGGATTAGATGATGCTTGGGTAAGGGTATTACCTAACAACGGTTATGGAGATGCAATGCTTATTAGAAGCTTGATCCAACAAGAAAAACCAGATGCCATCTTTATCTTCACAGATCCAAGATATTGGACTTGGTTATTTGAAATTGAAAGAGAGATTAGAAATCAAATTCCAATTCACTACCTAAACATTTGGGATGACTACCCAGCACCTCTTTACAACAAAGCATATTATGAATCATGTGATTTATTAATGGCTATCTCAAAACAAACTAAAAACATCAACGAAATAGTTTTAGGAGAATCGGCTAAAGATAAAATCATTAAATACGTTCCTCACGGAATAAATGATAAATACTTCTTTCCAATCAGAGAAGGACATGAGAACTTTGGATTGTTGCAGGAGTTTAAAAAGAATATGTTCGGTGAAAAACAAATTGACTTTGTAGTTGTATTTAATTCTAGAAACATTAGAAGAAAATCTCCAGGAGATGTAATCCTTTCATACAAACTATTCTGTGATATGATTGGAGAGGAGAAAGCAAAGAGATGTGCTTTAGTAATGCACACACAAGCTGTAGATGAGAATGGAACAGATCTTTATGCAGTAAGAGAAGCTCTTTGTGATGATCACGTAAATGTATTCTTCTCACAAAATAAATTAGATACACCACAAATGAACTTACTTTACAATGTAGCTGATGTTGGACTACTTATTACTTCAAATGAAGGATGGGGATTATCATTAACAGAAACTATGATGGCCGGTAGAATGATTATTGCAAATGTAACAGGAGGAATGCAAGATCAAATGAGATTTGAGCATGATGGTAAGTGGATTGACTTTACTCCGGACTTCCCTTCTAATCATAGAGGAACAATTAAGGATTGTGGGGATTGGGCAGTACCAGTATTCCCTTCAAACATTTCCTTAGTTGGTTCAGTACCTACTCCTTACATCTTTGACGATAGATGTGCACCAGAAGATGTTGCTAGAGCAATATGTGAGGTGTATGACATGCCAAAAGAGGAAAGAGATGCTAGAGGATTATTAGCAAGAGAGTGGGTTACTTCTGATGAATCAGGAATGTCGGCAAGACAAATGTGTGAGAATGTAATTGATGCAATGAATGAATCATTTGAAAAGTTCACACCAAGACCTAGATTTGAAGTACATAAGATCACAGACAGACCTAAAAAACGTATAACACATAAATTAATATACTAGTTATGAGCAAACCTACATTAGTAGTTAGCTGCCCTATTGATACTTATTCAGGGTATGGGGCAAGAGCAAGAGACTTCGTACAATCGATTATCGATTTAGATAAATATGATGTAAAGATATTATCACAGAGATGGGGTAATACAAGATTTGGATACTTAGCAGATCACAACAATACATCACTAGGTTCTAGAATTATTCAGAATCTAACACAGCAACCAGACATCTGGATTCAAATTACAGTACCAAATGAATTTCAAAAGGTAGGTAAGTATAATATTGGAGTAACAGCTGGTATTGAAACTACACTTTGTGATGCTTCTTGGGTACAAGGATGTAACAATATGGACTTAGTTTTAGTTTCATCTGAGCATGCTAAGAAAGTATTTGAAGAAAGTAAATTCAACATACAAGATAATAGAACTGGACAAGTAACGGGACATGTTGAATTGCAAACTAAAATGGAAGTTCTATTTGAAGGAGGAGATACAACTAGATACTTCCCTACAGTATCAAAATTAGATTTAAGTACTATTGAAGATAGTTGGTGTTACTTAGTTGTAGGACATTGGTTACCTGGAGAAGTTGGAGAGGATAGAAAGAATATTAGCTACACAATCAAAGCATTCTTAGAAACATTTAAAAACAAGCCAGCTAAGAAACGTCCTGCACTTATTCTAAAAGTACAAGCAGGATCAGGAACTTCTATCATGGATAGAGAAGCTGTACTAGATAAGATCGATGCAATAAGAAAAACTGTTAAAGGAGATTTACCAAACATCTACTTGCTTCATGGTGAGCTGACTGATGCAGAAGTAAATGAACTATACAACAATCCTAAAGTAAAAGCAATGGTTTCTCTAACAAAAGGAGAAGGATTTGGAAGACCACTACTAGAATTTAGTTTAGTAAACAAACCAATCATAGCAAGTGCTTGGTCAGGTCATGTTGACTTTTTAGATAAAGAATTTGTAACTTATGTAGGAGGAACACTTACACCAGTACATCCTTCAGCAGCGATTGATAAGATGATACTAAGAGAAAGTTCTTGGTTTACTCCAGATCCAGTTGAAGTAGGAAGAGCATTTAAGGCAGTGTACGACGATTACGACAAATGCATGACTGCAGCTAAGAGACAAGGTCACAAGTCAAGAACACAATTCTCTTATGAAAATATGAGAGAAACGCTAGATAACCTTCTAACACAGTACATACCTGAGTTTCCAAAGCAAGTACAACTAAAACTACCTCAGTTAAAGAAAATAGAATTACCAAAATTACAAAAAGTATAATGGAAGAAAAAATGATAGACTGTCCACATTGTGGAGGTAATGCTTGCTACGAGCAAGTAGTTAGTGAACAAGTAAAGACACATTTCTGTTTCGGATGTGGATTCACAACATCAACTATAATGGTTGAAGGATCGAAGCCAGTACTAGATGCTTTAGAAACATCTCCTGAGCTATACAAGGATCTTATGTTTGTTGACGATAACAAACAGGTGTGGTTTCCAGCCACAGTTACTCTTCCTGAGAAAGGAATGGTATTCTTAGATGGTACATCGAAAGATAATTGGAAATGGTCAGCAGTTAATGCTGTAGAGATATCTCAAGAAGAAAAGAGCAAGTACCCTAAAAACCAAACTCACAAAATGGATACAAAAAATGCTCAAATGTTTGGTCAAAAAGATTTTATGGATGCATTAGACGCTATTAAATTTTTTGATGTATTAGTTGCAGAACAACAATAGTTTTCGTATATTAATATAATGAAGATAAGTTATGCAATAACAGTTTGTAATGAATTGGAGGAAGTGAAAAGACTAGTCAACTTCCTCCTTTCCAACAAACGAGAACAAGATGAAATAGTTATACTATACGACACCAATGGTAGTACAGAAGTTTACGACTACGTAGATAGTGTAGATGAGATAGAGGATGTATTTGTAATAAAAGATAAATTTGAAGGTCACTTTGCTGATTGGAAAAACAAACTAACATCATACTGCAAAGGAGATTACATTTTTCAGATAGATGCTGATGAAGTTCCTTGTACACCTCTTATAGAATCCCTACCAAGTATTTTAGAATTAAATCCTGAGTTAGATGTAATGCTAGTACCTAGAGTAAATACTGTATTAGGACTTACTCAGGAGCATATTCAAAAATGGAACTGGAATGTAAATTCAGAAGGATGGGTTAATTGGCCAGACTACCAATGGAGAGTTTACAGAAACACTCCTGAAATAAAATGGAAGAATAAAGTGCATGAGGTACTGGAAGGATTTAAGACTTATACAACTCTACCTACGGAAGAGGATTATTCTCTATACCATCCAAAGACAATCGAAAGACAGGAAAGACAGAATAACTATTATGCTGATCTTGAAAAAAATAAACTAACAATATACAACACGTGTTGGGGGGATTATGCACTACATACATATGCTTCCGACTTGGAAAAGAGTTTACAGCAAATAGCTAACACTAAGCTACTGACAGGAGATTATCAAATGTTTAAAGAGATGTACGTGAATAATTTAGAAGGAAGTGCATTAGTTGTAGAACGAGGAGATGGTAAGTTTATAATACTAGACTGGGGAGATAGTTACGAAGTTAATCAAGGGATAATTAAATTAGAAAAACACCCAGACTGCCTAGGATATTACAGCAGTCAACCCTCAGACTTTATAAACAAAAATAAAACCTACATGCCTCATTTAGAATTTAAGTATGAAGGATTTAATAAAAGGTATACTAACCATTATAGAAAGTCTTTTGATCAATTAGAAAACAAAATATACTTCAGTGGAGAGATAACAGATATTAGAATAGCTAATAATAAGTTTCTACGTACAGAACAGTATAAACATCATCCAGAATTTATGGTATTAACTAAGATAGACTTTAATCAATACCTTCAGGATATATTCAAATACAAAGCAATATACTCACCAGCTGGAGGAGGAGACTTCGCTCACAGAGATTTTGAAACATTCGCATTAGGTATACCAGTCATTCGTCAAAAGTACAGATCAACAACAACAACCTTACAAGCAGGGGTACATTACATTGATGTTGACAGTGTTGAAGATTTTAAAGAACTCCTAAGTAATAAAGAGTTGTTATGTAACATAGGTGAGAACGGACGACAATGGTATGAACAGAACTGTCTATATCCGGGAAATATACAGCAAATAAAACAATTAATAAAAGATAAACTACTATGAAAAAGGATCTAATAGTAACAACAGTAAGTTCAAATTACAACTGGGTAGATATTAAAAATTGGGCAGTCTCTCTACAAAATACTAAGTTTGGAGGAGATATAT